GTTCGCATGAACTTCTCGAAACCATCCACCATGCTGGCCAGGGCAATGGTGGCCTCTCGCGGCCCTGATACATCGAGCACATACTCACGGCCAAATTCGCGGCGCAACGCGCCATACAGTCGGATGGTCTTCATTCGGAGAAGTCCTTGTGACGAAGGATCAGCCGGAGCCTGTTGGCCATGGACCAGCCATAGATTTCGCGTGCAGCCGCGCGACCCGCCATGTGGTGATAGATGAACGGCCCTGATCCGCCCAGCGCCGGGGCCTCTTCGCTTCGCAAATGAGGCTCGGCACCAAGGTAGATCGCGGCATGGTTCGGGTGATAGCAAGGCCGCCCCGGAGTTGGCACTTGAAACACCAACATGTCCCCTCGCCGCAGGTCGTCAACGCGATAGAAGCCGGCCCTCTCGTAATTGTCCTCGTACAGGCTTGAGCCTTCCTTGTCCTCCCACCAAAGGTCCTTGCGCTCAAAGTTCGGCAGCGTCAACCCAGCTTCTCGCTCGTACCAATCCCTGCAGGCCCCCCAGCAGTCGAGCAAGCCGTGGGAAAACTCTCGACCAAGCAACGGAGCACGATAACCGGAGGGCCTGAACCAAAGCATCTCCCCGCCCGGCAGACCGATGATGCCCCACGGCAATCCGTGAAGCTCACAACTGACCCTGTCAGCCATGCTCGGGGTGGGAGCCTTGTCCGGATGGCTATGAATGACGGCAATCACTTCGCCGCGGTCCTCTGCTGCCGCGTAGTCCCGGTGATCCATGACGAAGTTTTCGCGATCACTGACCGCCAGGTTGCCACAAGGCACGTATTCTCGGCCGCTGTCGGTCTTGAGCAATACACCACACGCCTCGCTTGGGTAGACGCTTTCGGCGTGCGCCAGGATCTGACACTGCAGCTTTTGACTGATGCGCATGCTTACCTCGACGAAACGATCAAACTTGCCCCCAAGGAACCGCCGAAGCGGTTGGTATTGCCACGCAGCTTGCAACTGCTCCAGCGGCCACCACACCGGTCGAGAGCTGGGTTGTCGGTAGGCTCGTCTTTCTTCGTGAAGAGGGCGGCGCCGGTATAACCACAAGCCTCTCCACGGTACTGACCTCGGCACGCCCATCTACAAAGCTTGGTGATCTGCTGGGCCGGCAGCATCTGACCCTCCATGTCGATGGGGCTACTGAGCGCGAATGTGACTTGATCCCGGGTTTCCTCGGTCTTCTGCTCAATGAACCAGATGCCCACTCGAGCCTCGTCGGCTGCATCGGGGTTGCCATCAGGGAAGTTCGCGGCATCCAGATAGTGCCGCCAAGTCTCGATCACCCGAACCCTGGCGCCACAGAGGTCTCGCAACTGAAGGCAGATGGCCGATATCGCTCCTCGAATGCCGGCGAGCTCGTTTGCCAGTTGGAGGGTCGGCGACGCGGGTCGACCATCGCCGCGGATATCAAAGCCTTTTGCGGTGATTTGAATCGGCTCGTACACATTTCCCTGCCAGATGATCTCCCCTTCCTGGGCGTGGCCATGGAATCGCCAGAGATTTCCGCCAAGGCGCGTCGCATCCACCTCAAACAGCCGGATCAGGTTCCCCGGCTCAAGCTTCTGCACATCAGCATTGAAGGCCATGCGTTCTCCAGATATGAAAAAGCCCGCGCGAGGCGGGCTGGAAGGTTGTACAGCGTGGATGAAATGCCAGTGGCAGCATGTTTGCTCTGGCGGTAGCTTCCCGTGCTTGGATGAGACCAGGGGCCGAGGAGGCAAGCGGAATGGAAGACCCAAGAACCACAAACTATAGATACGACGCGGGCCCAAACTCTGCCATGCGGGCAGAAATCGGGCAGATCGTGGTCAATCACAGCCTGTGCGATGAACCGCTCATGCGGATATTCGGTTTTCTAAGCGGACTAAGAGCGGATACCCAGTCGGTCGTCGTAGAATCATTAAGGCTCCGCTCGACCTCATTAGCAGCAACGGTCACAAAGCTTCTCGAAACATCGCCGTTACCGATCGACATACCGGAAAGGCTGAATGTCGCTCTGTCCACATTCAAGAAGATGACGGCGCAGAGAAACAAGATCGTCCATTGGGCCTGGGGGTTATCACCAGAGGGCAAGGACGAGGCCCCTATCTACCATCCAACAAAGAGGAACAGTGACGGAACGCCCTACTCAGAAACGCTAACGTTGCTTGAACTTAGAAAAATCGCGCTCGACTTAATGCAGGTTTACTACCTGCTCGGCATTATTGCTGGGCTGTTGGAATGCGGTGTTCCAGATGAAATTAAATCGGCATCGCTATCCAAGTTCGACAAGCTCATTGAGAAGGTGCGCTCGTCAATTTTGGAATATCCAGAGGCCGAGGCTGAAGAACTGCCATTATCCTGAACACATCCTCTAGCAGGAAAATGTCGACATCCCGATCCCATAACCCGAGCACATAATCCATCGCGGCTTTGACCATTAACTCAGTCACGACTACCTGCTTTAGCTCCTCAATGGGCCGACCTGTGCTCATTGAGAGCTCCCTCATGTTGGACTCACAAGCAAAAGTGCTCATTCAACTCGCTCCGAGATTTATGCTTTGTCTTGAATTTATCAGAGGCACCCTGACTCGACAGAAGATTCTTGCAGCCAACAAAGACACATCGCCCGAAAAGCTTCACTGGCATGCAGGCAGCAAGGTGTAGGAGATAACTTCGTGCTAGAGATTTTCCAAAAGGTATTTCCGGACGGAGTGATACCAAGCACTTACACTCTTGATATCCCAAATATCAACCGCGAATAACAGCTTTGGTCACGGCGCTATCTTTTACGAACTGCGCCGAAATCACGATTTGACCGTCAGAGCGTAAAAGCCAAGCTGGATTTCCTTTCGAGTCTACAGCTTGGCTTTTAATAGCCTGACCTTTGGTGGTAGTTTGGGTGTTCATTCCTCTCTCCCGCGGCATAACCGCTCATGGTTGGTTGCTACGGGTAGAAGACTTGGACGAACGTGAAACTCAGTTCGTACAGCCCTCCACCCAACGGCCTCAGCTTGTATCCATTGCACCGGTATCGACCCTGTGCGCCGCCAGGGGGCGTCCATAGGAACGACTTGTACCCCTCGTGCCGGTCCAGAAAGGCGCGGGCGCCCAGGAGATCATCACCAGCCTCCAGGCGCCCGATGATCGTCATTCCATCCCAGGTCTCGGATCTGGTGTTGATCCCCGTTCCGCCGGACTGAACGTATCCATCCCCGAAGTCGTTCTGCCAGGTGCGTTGAGCAGTCTCGCCGGTAGCTCCAAGGCGCGTACAGTAAGAAAAGGTCTCAGCCACTTATCGTCTCCAAAGCAGACCGTTCTGCCCCATCTCTTCCCGAATGACGCTCCGGACCTCCTCCCGCAAGGCCAGCCCGGCAGCCTCTCCCTGCATTCGAGCTTCCTCTTGGCTCATGCCGGGCTGGGCATTAACCGTGACCGGAGCGTTGATAGTGATCGACGGCGCCTGTCCAGCCCCAGCACTCGCGCCGCCTTCCCTGCTGAGGAAAGCAGTCAGGTCCCTGTTTTGATTCGGACTGAGCACCCGCTCACCAGCATCAAGCAGCCAGGTACTCTCCTTCGGGATGTTGTCGATGCCGCCGTGCGCGATGCCCGCGAAGGCCGCCGAAGAAACTCCAGCAACCATTGGCGCGGTAGCTGCGGCGGCAGCCGCAGCAGCACCAGCAGCCAGGCCAGGGCCAACAATCGGGATGGCAGCCGTCGAGGCAAACGCTGCTAGCTGTGCCTGAAACGCCGTTGCCTGAGCATTGGCGACCAGCCCGATTGCCGCAGTCGATTGAGCCGTCTTCCCTACGACCAACTGCACCGCCTGGTAGACAAGCCACTGGGCGGCCATGTCAGCCAGGGCCTTGATGACCGACTTAGCCAGGTCCGCAGCCATGTCACCGAACGCATCTCCGAGGCTCTTGGTCCGCGTGACGATATCGGTGATTGCATCGCCCAAGCCGTTGGTAGCATCGCCAAGTGCACCAGATACGAAGTCAGAGGCCTGCTTCGAGTAATTCTGTGCATCCTCCACGTAGGTTTCCCATGCGGAGCGGGCTCCGGACACCCAGTCCCCCTGGGCCTCAAGTCGAGCATCGTAGTTTGCCTGCAACTGCTCCAGCATTTGCTCATGGTGCTTCTGTTGAGCCTGGAGTTCTTGCTGGTACTCGTCGTCGCTCATCCCGACCGATCTGTCTGCGTAGCGGTCGGCAAGATCCCTGCGGGCCTTGGCGTAACGGTCATTCTCCTCGTTCAGCTTGTCGAACAGCCCCCTCTGGCTATCGCTCATCCCCATCCCGAGGATTTCGCGCTGCCCTTCGAGCTTGAGATTGCCCAGGCTCTCGTCCATCGCGGACTTGATCTCTCTGAGCCGCTTCACGAACGGATTGGCCGCGTCCACTGCGGAGTTGAACGACTTGGCCGCCCACTCGATTCCCTTCGCATACTCCTGGCTCGTGATCTTCCCCCTGTCCTTCAGGGTGTTGAGGGCCTCGATGTTTTTCCTGTACTCGTCCGCCGCAGTCGCGGTAGGGTCGATCTCCTTCTTGAGGTCCCGATACCGCTCCTCAGCCTGCTTCAGCCCCTTCGCAGAGTCCTTCAACAGGTCCTTCTGGGACTTGGTCGAGGCATTCGCCTTGTCCACGGCTGCGGCATAGGCCAGGGCGCGCTTTTCATCGTCAGGACTTAGCTTCAGGATTCCAGCGTTGATCTGGGCGCGGAGCTTCTCTACCTCGGTCAGCTTGCCAGCGACAACACTCTGCTTCTGCAAATTATCCAGATAGCTCGCGCCAGCCTTATCCGAAGCGAACCTTGCACCGTCCAGTTCTCGCTGTGTCTTCTGGATGGCAAGGCGCAAGGACTCTGCTTTCTCCTTTGCCTCGTCCAGAGAAGGACCAAACGGAACGTCGGTATTGTCGTCAACGCCCTTCTGGAACCGCTCTTGAAGCGCCTCAGCATCCTTCAATTGATCCTGAAGGCCCGCCAACTGCTGCTTCAACTGGTCATAGCTGAGCCCGGAAAGATCCTCCGGAATCATCGTCCGAGCTGCCTGGCGGATGCGGGTGGAGGCGTCTTCGAAAGCATTGGCCGCACGACCAGCATTGCTCTCGGCCTTGTCCCCGAAGTCGACGAAGGACAAGGCTACCATCCCCAGAGAGATGATCAGCCCCGGCCATCCAGCAGCAATCCTGAGAATCCCCGCGCCTGCTGTTCTCAGGGCATTTAACCCTGCCCCCAAAGCTGTGCTGGCCGCGAACCATCGGCCCATTGCGGCCGTCGAGGCAGTTTGAGCTGCGGTAAGTTGCAAGTTCGCCGCAGAAAGCGCTTCGGTTGCAGACACTCGCTGAGCAAGGGCTGCAGTAACCGCCTGCGAGCCCGCCACGGTGGTGGCCGTCAATTGCGCCTCCGCAGCCTGAAGCTGCTTGATGATGGCCGTTTCGGCTAGCCGTAACTCGGCCATTCGAGCGACAGACTGCTGTCGGCCAATCTCTGTGATTTGGGCCTTCAGCCGCTGGCCTTCGAGTTCGCGCTCAGCCACAAGCGATGCCTGCACCGCCCGCAAACGAGAGATTTCGGAGGCTTGTCGCTCCCGGTCAGCAGCCACCTGCGCACGAGCAGAAGCCACGGCCTGGCGTGCTCTGTCTAACTCGGCAACGGCCTCAGCCTTCACCGCCTGGGCGCGTCGCACCTCTCCAGCCGCAGCAACCGACGCGGCATAGGTCTGCTCCTGGGTCACCTTGACGTCTGCGATCTTGGCAGCCGTCGCACCTACCAGAGCGCCAGCAGTACGTCCGATCGCCAGGTACAGCCCAGTATTCAGGACCTGGACGAAGGACTGCACGTTCGTAGAGTCAAGCGACTTCGACAGGGAAACCATGGCTTCCGTAAAAGCCTTGGACACCCCGAGAGTGCTATCCAGGCTGCCGATCGCCCTGGTCGCGCTGTTCTCCAGAACTTGAAACGCGCCAGCGATGGTAGTCTGGGCGCGCGCAAACTGGTCATCAATAGCTCGGGTTTGAGACAGAATCGCCTCGAAGACCTGCTTGGAGGTCAGCTTGCCCTGTTCGCCAAGCTTTCGAAGGTCTCCAACCGCAACCCCGAGACCGTTTGCGACGGCCTGGGCCAAGCCCGGAGCCTGCTCGAGTACCGAGTTCAACTCCTGGCCTCGGAGCACGCCAGAGGCAAAGGCCTGTCCGAGTTGCACCAGCGCACCTTCCGCAGCGGCAGCGGAAACACCACTGGCCGACATGGCCTTGCTGATGTTCTGGGTCACCTGGACAACTTGCTGTTGATTTACCCCGAGGTCGCCAGTTGAAGCGGCAATCCTCTGGTACAGATCCGCAGTGCCCTCCAAGGATGACCGCGCATTCTGAGCGACGGAATACACTGCATCCATCGACTGACTGAACTGAGCCTGACTTTCGCTGACCTGCTTGATGCGGTTCTCAATAGAGACCCAGGCTTGCGAATATCCAACAAGCTCTCGGGCGCTCAGATAAGCAGCCGCCGCAACACCAATAGACTTGATAGCGCTAACTGCTGTCGAACTCGCCCGCTGCGTGCTTTGCTCAATCCGCGCCATGCTGCGCGCAGTGTCTTGGGAGGCGCGATTCATGCTCTGCTGAAATCCCCCAATGCGCGCAATGAGGTCGAGCGTCAGCACACCAAGGGAGCGAGAGGCCATTTAGCTTTTCTCCGGACAATAAAAAACCCGCCGGCCTGGCGGGTTTCGGAAAACTAATTAAAACTACGTCGATTTTCCACAGCTAGGACAATAGAGCGTGTAACCCCTAATTTCACCACCGCAATGTTTACATAAAGCCACTTTCCTTGACTGATGCACCTTTGGCTCCTCAGGTGGATCAGGCGTCAATTCTTGCTTGTTTTTCTCCCTAAGCAGAAATTCTTCGTTAACTTTATCTATTTTCTCGCTGATGCCTGACCCATTATAAAAAAGATACTCCCGAAGCCCATGAAAAATAACAAAAGAAATACCAATAACCACAACAATAGAAGCAGATAAAACCAGCCATATCCCATAAGCTGCGACAAGAGCAACAGCAACTCCGATCAACCACGGGGCCAGAATAAAGGCAATAATTATCAAAACAACAAGAATAGCCACCTGGATCATTATACAGTCGCTCTAAAATTGCTGGTAAATACAATCTACCATCACTGCGCCAGCACAGGAACCCAGCATCCTTGCCAGGTCAAACCCAAGCGGCCATCGCCTGTTCGAGCGATATCCCCACCGACTCTACCGGCGCTCGAACATGGGGGCGGAAGTCGTCGGGCTCGCACTTCACCCCGCCAACCTTGGCCTGGATCGCCGCCAATTGGGCCAGCACCCACTCCAGGCGATAGCTCCCGTTGAGGGAGCCACGCTTTTTCAGGTAGGCAACCCACGCCCTGTACTCATCGTAGTCGATGCGCTCCTTCGCCTCGCGAATGGTGCAACCGCCGATGCCGTTCAGCACGAGTTCATGCCAAACCTCATCGGCGGGCGTCAGTTTTTTTCGTCACCCGGCGCAGTGCCATTGACCTCCGCGACAGCCTGCAAGAGCAGGAAGCCCAACGCAGGGTCGAGGTTGAACGCAGTTTCGTAGGGAATCTCCTCTTCACCACCCTCACCCAGTCTTACGCTCTCGGCCAGGTAGCGCGCATTCTGGCTCTTCTTGTCGTCGTCTTGGGCGAACAGGCGTTCCATGGCGCCGAAACTGCTGCGCTTGATGAATACATCGAAGGTGTCCGTGACCGCCTTTTTCTTACCCGGCGGAGTGTGCGTCCAGGTGATGCTTTTCTTCACCAGTCCATCGCCCAGGACCGCGCCAGCGGCCACCAGATCGGCTAGTTTCATGTCTGCTCCTTACGCGGTTTTCGGAATCCACTGCCCTGCGCCAGAGCGCTGGATCGTGGCCTGGGTGGCGACCAGGGTGTTGGCTGCAAAATCGAACGGGAAGTCGCTGACGTAACCACGGAAAACGAACCATGTACGCGTCGGCGGAAGATCAAAGTCCCAGTCTCCATTGCTGTCTTGGTCTGCGGACGGGCTTACACCGACACCATCTGACCAGCCGACAGCAAAGACAATATCCTGGTCACTGTCATCCTCTGAGAGCTGAAAGAGCCGAACATGGCTCGCATTCCGCGGATCTGCATTCAGTCCGAGAGTGGCTTGACCAGGGGTACGCATGCCCTTCTTGTATTTGCGCGAGGTCTCGCTCAAGCACGGGTCCTCGATCTGATCCGCCGGGTTTCCTCCGGGGTTGAAGGAGGTTGCGCACTCGATCTCCATCACCGTAAAAGGACCAGATCCAGAGCGGGGCGGAACAAGGGCATAGACCTGAGTTCCTTGGGTAAGCATCGACATAACGTCTTCTCCTGTAGCAGGCAATAAAAACCCGCGCGGTGGCGGGCTGATTGGTTTAGGTGTCTATCGCTGGACTATCCAGTCGATGTCAAAGCTGACTCGGTAGGTCTTGGTATCAGGATCAACAGATTCCCCTCCCCAGCGGACTACATAGGCTGAAAGCTCAATTGCATCCCTGATGGCCTTTGCTGCATCTCTGGCTTCCGCAGCGGTGGCTGAGAAAATGTCCACCTGGAGGGTGAACCCATCGGCGTCAGGGCGCCCCCATAGGTAGTTCTCCGGCGATCCAGATATGGTCTGCCATGTTGCGTACGGCTTGACGACGAGCTGGGGGGACAGGCCAAACTGATACATCCTCAGCGGGGACGCACCGAGAATCGCGGTAACAGCGGGACTACTTGAGCAGACCTTAAAGATTGGCGGATGCATCACCTCCCCCTTAGAGCCTTGTCTATTTCGCCATCAAGCTCGGATATGAATTTTTCAGTAACGGGCTCAATGTTTTGAGACAGAGCAGGCCGCATGAATGGCTTCGCCGGCGAGTACTTGGTGCCGAACTCCAGATAGCGCCAGTGCCTGGTGTCGCCACCAGGATTTCCGCTTGCATCCTTGCTGTACTGGTTTCGACCAGCGCCGCCGCGCACTCCAACCTTCATCACCACCCCCCCTTCACGCCGCCCCTGCTTGGCGGACTCTTGAGTGATGATGTTCTTCCAGATTTTCTCTGGTGTTTCGGGATCATCGACAAGTCGCGCCTTTTCTCGTGCGGCATCCCTGACAATGTTCATCGCCCTGCGGGCTGCTTTTCTCAGGCCGTTCTTTTGGAGGCGCGGGCCAAGAGTTCTGAGTTTCTCGAGCACGCCTTCAAGCCCGGTGATGCTGAACTCAACGCCGTCAGCCATGGACTCTCCGGAACGCAAAGCTGGTGATGCCTTCTCGGCCAAGTTTCGACTCCTGGTCGTTTAGCTCGACACATTCGAAACCTTGACGCTCGCACCATCCGATCAAACCGTGCATCGTGTGGTACCAGATATGCTCACCCGGCTTGTAGTGCTTGGAGGACAGGCAGTCAGCCTGATCCTTATAAATCGGCATCGACACGAACAGCCACTCGCCAACATGGTCGAGCAGCTTCTCCGGCTCGGGAATGTGCTCCAGGCTGTCCCAGCAGGTCACGGCCTCTGCGTGGTGCTGGTACGGGTCGTAGTAGCGCTCCTGCGCCCTCAGCCAAGCCACCGCTTCCTGATTCACGTCAAAGCCCATCGCGCCGGACTCTGTGACGAAACGGCCTCCTCCGATACCGATGTCTACCACCTGGCCGGCAAAGTGACGGCGCACCAGATCAAGACGGGCCTGGGTCAGCGCGGCGCCCATCGGGGTAGCATCGAGCACCTGATACTTCTCGAAATACGGCCCGCTATAGTCCATCGGCGGGCGCGGGTGGAAGCCCATGCCAAGCTCTTCAGACCAGAGCAGGCAGTCGGTCAGCCCAGGCGGCAAAGCGTGCGTCATGCCTGGCCCTCCTTCTCCCTTTCGAACAAGCGGAAGAAGTGCTGCTTCAGTTGTTCGTAACCTGCTTCCGTCAGGCAAAGGTCAACGTACTCCCGACCGTCAACCAAATAGGAAGAGAGTGATTCGAGGTCAACAGTCGGGATCAATCCCTCATCGGAGCCGAGAGCGTATTTCGCGGTCATGGTGTCATCTCGATTTGAAGTGCGTCAGCCCACTTCGAAAATTTTCTTTCGTAGTCGGTGATTCTCTTGTCGCAGTTATGTTCTTTGAGCGTGCAGCGGCAGAACCTGTCGGGAACCGCGAATGTGATGCGGGACAGGTCCATGCATTTGTCGGTTATGTGTTCCGGCGAGTTGTAGCCGCCCTGCCCGCCACAGATGACCCAGGCCGGCCGCTTTGCGGCGATGGCGGCCGGCACGATCCAGCCGATGCCGCCAATCACCGCATCCGCGTGCTGCAGCAGGGACAGCAGTTGTTCAACTGGCAATTCGCCATGGTGGAACCGGATATCAGCCGGTGGCAGCGGGTCGAGCGCCCATTCCTTGCCGTGCTCTAGGTCGGCCACCGAGACGACCTGGTAGCCGCGGCCGCGCATCTCGGCGGCCGCTTGGGCGATGTACTCCGGCAGAGGGTTGCGCGTGTCTGCACGCCACTCAGCGCGCACCGTCGCGGGGCGAACGAGAACATAGCGCCCCTCGACCGGCGACGGGCCGAAGTCAGGCAAATCGAACGCACCGGGCTCGCACCGGAAAGCTTGTCGCAAGCCGTGGATGATCGGCATCTGACCGTATGCGATTCGTAATTGTCCACCACCGAAAGGCTTGTGCCACTGCGCCGGGCGCTGGACGTTCTTCGCTTGCGTGCGAAGTTGGGTGCATGGACGCACGCATTTCACATCGATGTCTGAATAGAGTTGCGGCCATGGCGTTTCGAGATAGGCGCCCCGGTGCTTCTTCACGAACGCGCGCGCGTAGATATTGTCACCAAGGCCAAGCATTCCGCGAATGAACAAGATTTCTCTACTCCAGAAACGACGAAGCCCGCTCAAGGCGGGCTTTCGTTCGTCAGGGTTGGTCAGTGAAGGCGAAGCGATGGGCTTCGAAATATCGAGCCAGCAATCAATGTGCAAGGCAGGCAGGCCTGCACACAACCCGAATAATTGAAATATCTGTTTCGCAGCTGAACTTTGGGCATACCGCAATGCCTCGCGTGGCTCTGTACGCGGTCATGTACCGCTGTAATTGGTTTCTAGCTCTTCCGTTGAAAACGTCTCTTTTCACTTCAACTGGGACCAGTTCGCCACCTATTTCTACCCATCCATCAGGAACGTTGATCCCATCTGATGGCCCCTGAACACGCTTGGCACCTGGAACCAGTTCAGACAGCCTTTCCCAAAACTCGCGATGGACATCAAATTCTGTAAAAGGTGGCGCTACGCTAGAGCGAGTCTCGGCCGCCATATTGCGGGCCGCCTCAAACATGATGCACGCCCGTATCCACATCAAATCCTCGTGCTGGAACTCTTCGCCAGCCAACAAGCGCATAGCTTCGACCGGGCTCTCAATTGCCATCCTCGCAATTTCGTTTAGCCCTTGAAACAGATCGCCAGAAAGCACGTTCATATTATCCCCTGCAATAGCCCTGGGATTAGATCGGCCACAGCAACGCCCCAGGGAAGGCGCTTTCGGGTGCCCCCTAGCTGTGACCGGAATAGAAACGCAGCCGGGGCGGACGGATGAGCGACATACGCCGTTCGAGAGCGACTCTAGGCTGCGTATTTGGTGCCCTTGCGGGCGAAATCGTTACTGGCCGTCGGTTAGGCCATCGGAACAGCGCAGTCTCCATTCACGCCGAGCTGTGACATCGGTTTCCGCGCTGGTGATGTTGTAGACCCGGCCATCCCAGATGGCCCGCCAGGTGTAGAGTTCCAACCGCTCAACGGGGAACCATCGACAATTGATCCTGGCAGTGGTCTCCGCCTGCGTAGCATCGGCAGCGATCAACTCGCGACCTGGGCCAGTCAGAACCTCGGCGGGAAGGTCGGCGCGACCGGAGAACAGAACGGTCTCCCAGGTCGTCACCATTTCCCCCGTATCAGGGTCTTGTGTTTGTACCTGCCGCTGAAACTGAATGCGGTGGCGCATACGGTAGGCCAGCATTCAAACCCCCAGGCCGCATCGATACGGCATCAGCTTCACCTCGGCCGCCTTGCGCAGCGTTGCGATTTCATCGGGAGCAGCCTGATAGCTGGCCTGAAGCAAAAGAAGCACTCCGATGACCACGCTAGGCGGAATGCCTGGCTCGCTGCTGACTACCTCACTGCTCTCTTCGCAATTGCAAAGGCCATCAAGAGACTGGCGCCACATGAATTGGCAGGCCTCGTCTTCGGCCCCGTCCAGCAGCAATTGGAGCTTGGCGTCATCCCAGTCGTGGATCACATCAAGGAAGGACTTTGCTGTATCAAGCGGGATCATGCTCATTCAGCACTTCCTCCAGCGGGCGTCGAGCGAAGCAGGTCAGCGCTGTTTCGCGAGTGCAATTGATGATCTCGATTGTCGGGTTGTTGCGCTTCAGGCGCTCGAACTCGGATGGCCATTCCGCGATCTTGCCGGCGCTCCCAAGCCCCTTCGGGTGGTCACCGTGCCAGTGCGATTGACCATTGGTTTTCTGCATGTCATAGCCCAGCAGGATGATGCGTTTAGCACCCCTGGCGATGGCCAAGGAAACTGCGCCGCCGCCTGAGTTCCTGTAGTGCTCGATGCGCGCCGTCTTGATTCCGAAGGGATTGGCGCTGAGTGTCAGAAGCTCGCCACAGAAGTTTGCTTTGGCCTCTGCGACGTATCTCTCCCACCAGGCCCTATCCATTGCCCACAGTGCATCAGCCCAGGGGGTCAGTCGGAACGTTGTGTTCGTGCAGATGGCCGCCCTCTGCGGCGAGGAGTTCCGCCATTCTCTGACTCGCTCGCAGTCTTCTGCTGTGAGGCTGGGGCCACTTGCGATGCAGACGGCGACTCGCCAGCCACAGGCTTTGGGATCTCTGATTCCACAATCTGGCAAAGACCGCGCGCCACCAACTGGCGAGCCAGATGCTCGGATGCAAGGTATGCATCACCACCAGCCTTTCTCACGCGACCGCCGTCCAGGTATGAGCGAATTGGCTTGATCATTACGTCAGGCATAACCACCTCAAAGAAAGAGGGGCCGGTCTCCCGGCCCCTTCCAGTCAGCTGGCGGTCAGCGAACCAGCCACGAAAGCCTCGGGGCGATAGACCGCGAAGGCCAGCCGCTCCTCAGCGCGGATGGTGACCATGTTGTTCTCGAAGTCCTTGTCGTTCTCGGTGGAAACCAGAACCTCGATGTCCATGCGGTCGAAGATCTGGGCGCCGAGAGAGAACGCACCGGTCAGGAACTCGTCCTGAGTGATGGCCTGGGTTTCCACCACCGGCAGACGCCAGAGGGTCGGAGTGGTGCCGTTCTGCGGGCTACCGATGATGTAACGGTTCTCGGCGTCCTTGGTCAGCTCGATCAGCGCCCAGTCGATGGGGTTGAGCACGATACCGCTGGCCGGGAACTCGGCCAGTTGCGCCTGAAGGATCGCCAGGCGGATGCGGTCGATTCGCTGCTCGGCAGTCACCACTACGCCGCTCGGCGGAGCGTAGGCCTGTGCCTGCGGAATGATGCCGTGCAGGTTGGCGCCGGTCCCGTTCCCGTAGAGCAGTTGACCTTCTTCGACCAGCATCAGGCCGTAACGAGCGCGCGCATCGATGTAGCTCTGCAAGGCCGAAGCGTCGTCCAGGATCTGGCGACTTGCCTTGAACAGGTGTGCGATGGTGCGAACCGGCGCGTTTTCCAGTTCGAAGGTGAGGTCGGAGTACGGCTTCTGGGTGCTTTCCGAAACAGGAGCGGCATTGTTGACGAAGCCGGTTTCGCGGACGTACTCGACGGAGTTCGACTCAGTGGTGCCAGGCGCAACCAGGTCTCGGATGGTCAGTCGACGCTGCGGCGCGGCAACGACACCGGGGCGACGATCAGGAGCAACCAGGGCGCCGCCAGAGCTGTCGATGGAGGTGATGGCCGAGCGCGGCATGGATACGCGATGCGAACCGCGCAGGGAACTGGTAACACCCTGCTCTTTCAGACTCTCTGCGACCATTTGGCCGGCGGTCTTCGGTGCTTCTTCGCCGCCGTCACGCTTCTCGTTGGCCAGCATGGCTTGTTCCGCGGCGCTCAGTCGTGCTTGCAACTCACCCTGCGTTACCAGAAGTTTGTCAACATCGGCTCGTGCCGACTTGCTCATCTCGCCGAAGTTGGCGATCTGGGTGTTGACCTGTTCGGCCTGAGCCTTGATCTGGTCGCCGACCTGCTTGAGGCTGGCGTTCAGTTCGCCGATTTGTTTTTCGAAGTCGCTCATTGCGATTCTCCTTGGAGGAATTTGGTGATGTCTTGTGCTGCCCGTAGTGCAGCGGAGAGGTCAGGAGCGACAGCGCCAGGCATATCGGTCGGGGTGTCACCACCCCCGCCAGCAGCGCCAAGCATGCTGGTCTTGAAGTCGTTGATGAGTTCATTGCGCTGGCTTCGCGGCATGCCGCTGCGAGCCAGGGCGGCATCCATTCGGCGCTTGGCCAGGATGGCTTCGCTGCGGTTGCTGGGAGCGCTGGATATCTCGTCGGACTCCAGGAAGGCATCTGCCCACCCCTTGTCGACGGCTTCGCGCCCACCGATCCAGGTCTCGGCGTCCATCTGCTTCACGATGTCGTCGATGTCGATTCCCGTGCGCTGTGCGTAAATGTCAGCCAGCGTCATGTCGAATGGCTCCAGCCAATCGGCGATCTCGCGGAGATCATTCCGATTGCCCATGGCGATCAGCCAGGCGTTGTGGATCATCAGGAAGGCGGCGCGGCCGATGCGGATTTCATCCCCCGCCATGGCGATGAAAGAGGCGGCAGAGGCGGCCAGGCCGATGATGTTCACCGTGACCTTGCCCTTGTGCTCGCGCAGCAGGTTGTAAATCGCCAGCCCCTCGAACACGTCGCCGCCCGGACTATTGATATTCACGGTCACATCGACATCGCCGCCGATGGCGCGCAGCGCACCGGCAATGCGTTTCGCGGTTACGCCCTCGCCGGTCCACCAGTCATAACCGATGGGCTCGTAGATGGTGATGGTGGTGTCGGGGTTATCGCCGGACGCGGCGCGAAGCTCAGGACGCCATGCATCTAGCGCTTTGGGCGCCAGGTCGCACTGGACGCCCGAGCGCGGGCGAGCCTCCGGCGCTGCCGGAAGATTTCGCAGAGTCATGGGTTACTCCTGTGGTTCTGGCTGGCTGAGCCAGTTCATGAGTGCGGCGCGAACCGCCTGGCTCTCATTGGATTGACCGAGTTGGTCGAGGGGGACAAGGTTGGATTGCACAGTCAGGATGTCGCCGCCGGGAAGCTCTGGAAGGTTCTCTTTCCGGCGACCTTCATTGCGAGTCATGAATCCGTTTTGCGCCATGGTGCTGTACCAGGCAGCGCGACCCGCGCTATCAGCTTTCAGGAATCCCTCAAGGGAAAACTCGGCGTAATAGCGAATCCGCTCGGGCGCAGTTAGCAGCCGCTTGTTGACGCACTGCTGAATCTGATTGGTGATCGAACTGATCGAGAATGTCAGGAACGCGAGCATCTGCTGTTCAAGCCCTGTCCCCCAGTTGCTCCCCTTGTCGGTCTGGCCAATCATCCAGGGCGGCACCCCGAACCATCTGCAAATCTCGATCACGCCATGCTCTCGCGTCTCCAGCAACTGAGCATCGACCGGATTGATGCCGATGGTTTCAGGGGTAATCCCCTGCTCCAGAACCGGGGATCTTCCGGAGTTCATCGCGCCCGATACGGACTTCACATACTCCCTGAACTCCTCCCGCTGCGCAGGCTGGAGAATGCGGTCAACCTTGAAGGCGACCGTGGGTAGAAGTCCGTTTTTGAATGTGCCGTTGGCTGCATCCTCCGCCGACATGACCGAACCGAAGACATCAACGCCGTACCGGATTGCAGAAAGACCAATTCGACCATCCAGCGTGAACGCCGGGATGTGCAGCATGTTTGTGCGCTCGATCTCTCTACGGGCACCCTTCTTTGGCGTGTAGAAGTACTTCAGCCGACCGTTGTCATCACACTCCAGGTCGACCCTCGATGGAAGCAGGAAGTCCAGCGCAGCAGGCCTACCGGCAGCACGACGAATCTCCGCGTATGCGTTCCCCCAAAGCAGCATCGATGCGACCATGGCCTGCCAGAACTGGAAGGCCGTCATGTCGTCGTTGGGGCTGTTGTGAACAACATCGTAGAGCGGGAACGACCGAGCATCGACTCTGCTTCCGTCCGCTTTCCGCTCGTACACTCCAAGCGGAAGACCGGCGACAGAAGTAGAGATCAAGCGAACGCAAGCCCATACCGCAGACAGCTTCATTGCCTTGTCGACAGTGACCTTTTTCCCGCTAGACGACTCTCGCCCCAGGAACTGCGACCAGAACGCGCCATCTGTCAGGCGGATGGTCTTATCCCCCCAACCGAACAATGAAGACCTGGGCGCAGACGTAGCACTGCTCAGGACTTTTCCGAGACTCTTACTCACTGGTCAGCCCCTTGCGAATGAACGCCGCTATGGCGAACGCCGACGCCGCACCGGAAATGAGCGCCCAGCCGAACCCCAGCAGCACGAAGGTTCCGGCTACGAAAAGAGCCAGACCAAGGACGCCAAAGAAGAGGTAGAGGCCAGTAGCGATGTTCATGCGATGATCGGGTTCCGTATGGCGTTCATGAAGTCGTCGCCGTCATCAACGCCGGCAACCAGGGCGCGCCCCATAGCCATGATCAAGGTCACTGGACCGTCGATCTTGCAGTTGGGGTCGTTGTCGTTTTCCTTGCGCGGGTAGATGTTTTCCTTGGCATCGATCTTTGCCGCCACATTTCCCATCATCCAGGTCATGACTGGGTTTCCGTCATGCCAGAGCGTCCGCGCTATCACCCTCGCCTCCACCTCCTTCATCGGGTCGCTCATGTTCTTGACCGTCTGGTTGAAGTCCACGACCGGGATTGAGGTGTTCGAGAGGCGTGTAATCAGGTAGTTGGCCTGCCAGTCGTCGAAGGCGGCATCCTGCAGGTCGATCTGTTTTGCTAGGTCAAGGATGTCTGCCTCGATAAAGGCGTAGTCCGTCATGCTCCCGGGCGTCAGGATCAGGTGACCTTCAAGTGCGAAGTTCTGATACTTCTCGTTTTCCTCGGCAGCAGCTTCGGGGGCATAGAACCGCGGGATGCAGTAGAACTGACCAGCTTTCTCGAACAGCATTACCAGGGCGGCCACGTCTTTCTTGCTCGCCAAATCGAGCGCCATCCAGCAGCGACATCCGGCCATGTCCGCAACCGTTAATTCACGCTTCTGCCGCTGCCAGGCCAGCATGTTCATCCAGACCGTCCTAGCTCCCACCCACTGGTTCAGATGCTTGGTGCGGAAGGCGTTCTGCTTCGACGCCGAACGCTTGGCCTGCTGGAGCTGGGCCAGGAGGAAGTCAGGGAAGACCGACACTCCGTAATTCGGATTGGCCTTGATCAGGCTGGCCGGGTCATCCCACGGGTCATCCTCGTCGATCGTGTAGATGATCCCGAAAATCGTCTCATCGATCGTCTGACCCTCGAGAATGCGGATCACATCCCGTCGCTTCTCGTAGCAGGGTCCGCCGAGATTCGATCCCGCCGTCGTGATGATCGACAGCAATGGCTGTTCTCGCGCCCCCATGCCGGTCTGCATGGTGTCAACCAGGGCATCCGTGTCGTGTTCGTGGTACTCGTCCACCAGGGCCGCATGGGGACTTGCACCGTCCCCTGGGTTGCCGATCACCGTCTCGAACTTCGACATATCCTCCATGACGAACATGGGGCCAGGGTTCTTCTGGTTGCCAGAAAGCTCGATACCGAATCGGTTACGCAGGTTCTCCAGCTTGTGCGCCATCATCCACGCCGGACGGAAAACCTCGAAGGCCTGCTTCTCGGTGGTGGCGCCGGAGTAGACCTCGGCCCCCGACTCGCCATCTGCGGCGAATAGGTAAATGCCTCGTGCGGCAAGACGGGCCGACTTCCCGTTCTTCCTGGGAACCTCTTCGTAGGCCTCGCGGAACCTGCGCTTGCCGGTGTCCTTCTTCACCCAGCCGAAGATGTTGGCCTCGATGAATACCTGCCAAGGCTCGAACACTAGCTTCGACTTCGAAGCACTCCATTTGCCTTTGGTGTGAGGCATGAGCTGCATGAACTTGACAGCACGATCTGCCCTGGCCTCATCGAAAACGTATGGCCAATCGTCATCGCCCTGGCGGTCCAAGTTATTCAGGAAGCGCTGGCATGCAAGCTTCACATACCGGCACGCAACGATAGCCCCACCCACGACATCGCTAGCGTACTGTCGCGCAATGTCGCTGGGGGTCATCTCAGAAATCCTCGAACTCGTCCTTCTCCTTCGGCTTTTCCAGGCCGAACTTCTGGCGGTCGGACGGCGTTAGTCCAAGCCGGGCCAGGTTTCCGATCAGATGGGTGTACTTGCCAACCGCGAACTCTGTCGGGTTGGCACGGTATTCAGCGAGCAGGTTCGCGGTGACCTCCAGGATGATCCGGTCCGATCCCGTCAGAACGCCCTTGATCGACTGAGCGCACAACTCTTTCCATGCAAGACGAGCGGGGCCTTGCAGATAGATGGGCGCTTCGCCGACCTCCCCCTCTCCCTTTGCCGACTCCTGCCGGTAGCGCTGGGGGTTTTTCTTATCGGCGCCTTTGAACTTGGCGACGACATCTGGCTGTTTGTGTCGTGCCATCTTGAAACCTAAATTCTGTGGAAATGGAAAGTGACTTGGGGGCGCGGTGTCCTAACGAAAGGTTCTAAGGTTTTGACCCGCCCCACCCCTATAAATGAGACTTTTTCTCATTTAACTCGATTTTTCGGTAAAACCGCACGAATCCAGTGAAAACCACTGCCATTATTCGTAAATATCTCGAATCGTCGTGCACAATCGCTTATGGAACCCGACTATCTCCTAGATGCCGCCGACTCCCTCGCCGTCTTCCTCGCATGACATGGGTGGCCAGCAATAGCCATCAGGTTCGAGTCATCATCAGTGCCGCCTTGGCTCAGCGGGATGATGTGGTCCACCTCTGTGGCGATCCTCTTCACTCCCTTGCACTCTGAGCACTGGCACATGTAGCCATCTCGCTTGAGGATGCGCTCACGCTTGCGGCGCCACGGCCTGCCACCGCGCCCATTCCCCCATGCTTTGTCCTCTACCTCGTGCTTGGTCACTCCCTTGGCCTTTGGCTTGGTGTGACGCTGAGGGAGGTCAGGCATTGAGGCGCTCCCGATTCGGCGGAGTCCAACCTTGAAGCCTGGCTTGTGCTGGCCTGAGGAATGAGAGCTTGCCACCCTGCCATTCATCAGGATGGAGAGCCAGGAGGCCAGATCGCAGTAGGGGTTCCAGAATCTTTATCGCGCTCTCTACTTCTTCGCTGTATCCGGTTACGTCATCGCGGGCCCAGGCACGACCGGGGTTGATCTCGACGCCAGCAGGAATTGGACGGTTCTTCATGTCGGCTTTCCTTCATCAGACATCCCGATGAGCTTCGCGACCATCAGGGCTTCGGCGAAATCATTTGCGTTGGCATCTCGCCAACGGGATAGCCCGCATACGTGGTAGATCAACTCCCGTCCAGGGAGCGGGCTTTCGGGCCGCTCGATCTTGTAGCGAACCTGGACAACCAGCTTGCCGAACCACCCGCGGCGGACTCGAACAGCAGCTATCTGGGTTTCCCTGGCGGAGCCCATAAACGTCGACATCATCGCTCCCCTGGCGGTGTTGCCAAAAGGCTATTACTGCGTACCGGCTGATGCCCTTGGATCGGTGTTCCATCCAGATAGCTGGTCGGCATGGCGTCAGGATCCTCGCCATCTTCGGCGAGAGCCTGGATCAGGAGGAGCAATAGCTGATTGGTCTTGCGCTGCTCATCGAGGAGGTCGCGCAGAAGGAGTCGAACCTCCTCTCCGGCTTCATTCATCGCTACCTCCAGATCGCTTCGGCTTGGCGGCCACAGCAGAGGCCGCGCGCTCCATGGCAACTCGGGCCCACTTCTTCGCCCATTCACGCGTCTTGTTGCAGAAGGTGCACTTGGTCATCAGATTTGACCTTTCCCACGCGGACTCGCCACGAGGTCCCAGCTAAACGGTTCGGGAAGCGGGGCATGTGTTTCCACTTCTTCGCCACAGAGCCTCACCCGCTCATTGTCGAGTGCGAACGTGACCGTGACCGCTGGCATGAGACCGTCGTTGCTGATGCTCAAGGAAAGCTGACCAGGAAGCGGTTCCCCGTTGGCGTCACACAAGATCAGGCACGTGCCGGTGTTCTTCAGTAGAAGCGGAGCATCCATCAGTACACCCTCAGAATGTGGGCCAGATTCCCCCGCGCACGACACACAAGGCCGAGCAGGATCGCCAGCACCAGGGTCAGCCAAGGGGAGACAGGATTCAGTCTGTAGCCGTGTAGCGCATCGAGCATCACACTCAGGGCGAAACACCCACTACCAACGCACAGCAGGTATGCGAGCCAAGACACTCCCCGGCGATACCTCGCGCCTTGCCGGCGGTATGTCGCCAGCCGCATGCAGATAGCGCCGCAAATCATCGCAGCCACCAGAGTCCAAGGGTCAACCATTACGACCTCCAAAGCGGTCCGCAATGAAGCGGAGCCAACCAGGCGTCTTCCCCCCCTGCACCCACTCCAGCAAGCTGGTGCCCACTGCGACGCAGAACAATGCCCCGCCACACGCGACCAGGCCCGATGTTCTGGCCCACTCTCGCCCGATGACTTCGCCGGCGACGTAGTAGCCAACGATCCAGGACACGACGAAGTAACCGAGGCGCGCCCAGGCCGAAATGTCCTTGGCGTACACCACGAAGAAGATCGCCCCAGCAAAAGCACCGATCACCGCATTGGCATCAATGCCAGGGATCAATGCAGACGCACCAATACCGACCAGGCCGGCGACTGCTACCGCACCACTCGGCTCGGCCATATTCACGTACTCCAGATGCAGAAAAGCCCAGGTCTTTGCCTGGGCCTTGTAGTGTGGCTCTCACGAAGAAAAACCCGCCGAAGGGCGGGGATGGCCCCGTGCTATCCTCGCGATTCCTACACCACGAAACAGGACGGACCCATGGCAAACTTCATTGTCACGTTTCAAATCAAGGCCGATGATACCTACCAGTCTCGATATAGTTCTTTTAAAAAGAAAATCAATGAGTTAACCAATTACAAGCACTGGGATGAGACAACCTCTTTCTATTGCTTCGAGTTGGACTACACAGCCCAAAGACTTTGCTCTGAGCTGTACACCGGCAGCGAGTTCAACGCAACCAAAGACATAATGGTGGTTATCGATGTGTCCAATCGAGAGAAGGCCACGAAAGGTCCGATCCAGTACCCCGCGCTGCTGGACTCCTACCTCGGCTTCTAGCTAGGTCCGCTCGGAGCCGAGAATCTGCGACTCAATCTCAGCTACACGATCCTCATATCTGGAAAGTGTCTCTCGGTTGAGTCGCAGATCTTCAGCCAACCTCCGCTCTTGGGCGGCCGCCGAAGCATACATATCCTCAATCTCGGCCAGCTTTTTCTCTTGAGCGATAACGGACTCAACAGCTTGACGGTATTCACTTTTCACGTGCTTCTCCAAGCGCGGTAGCGCGAAAGGCTTGGTCCAGGCTGGGTCTTGTAGTCTGGAGCGGCTCGCGGGACTTGAACCCGCAACATCTGACTTGGAAGGACAGCGCTCTGCCAGTTGAGCTAGAGCCGCGGAATAGGTGCCGGACTAGCCGGCGTCACGCCGCAACCCAGAAGGATTTAGATCAGCACTACTACCGCTCCAACCAGGAGCAGCAGGACCAGCGCGCCACCGCCGATACCCTTGAGCAGCCAAACATCTTTCGATTCAGCAGACATTGCAGAACTCCGTAGACGGCTGGAAACGAAAAAGCCCCGACAGATGCCAGGGCTTCAGAGCCACCGATCCTCACAACGCGCAAGATCGACAGGATGGGGAAATATTCGCTCAAACGCTCATTGAATGCAAGCCCTATGCTGCTTCGCCGAAGATGATTCCTTCCGCCATCAGGATTTCACCAGCCGCAACCTCTGCCTCTTTGAGCATTTCATTCAGGACGCTATGAATTCCAGAGCGCCAACGGCGCCTGGTCTGCTCTGGACGACCCTCAGACTCCCAGTTGTTCATGTCGTAGAACACGGCATCGAGAATAATCATGTCGGTTGAGCGCTTGCCATCTGCGCCCTTCAGCTTAGGGATAGCCCAGGTATAGACTGCCATCCCGAGGAATCTGCGCGGCGCCGGGGTGGCGATCAGGGGGATAAGCGCCTCGATTGCGGCCTTCTTCTTCTCGCGGTGAGTGCTGTACTTGGCCACAAGCGCATTCCAGTGCCGCGGCTTGAGCTGGCTGTGCAGCCGGGCGTGCACCCAGCAATCAGCGTCGATGCGCTTGATGCCTGAAGTGTTCGAGCCCCTGATCAGCCCAGCTAAACCCTCACTGTCGGCATACCCTGGCTGGTAGAGCTTCTGCCAGGCTTGCTTTGCAGTGTTGTCGATGCAGTCCGCAGACAATGCTGAAACAATTGCAGATAGCGCAGATACATAGATAGTCATGGAAACCCCTCAGGAATACCTGGCGAACTCTTGGTGCATTTCTCTGCGTGCAGACAGAAGCGCATGTTCTGCTTCATTGACAGTCCTATGCAGGCCAAGCACCCGTATTACCCCTTCCTGGTCTCGAATCTGTGCACGCCAACGGTTCTTGGCCTTAACCCAATAGACGCCCTTTACCCCGGATTTATTGGTGCAGGGTGTCTTCCTGTTTCTTGCGTTCTGCCTTGGCGTTGCCAAGCGCAGATTTGCCCAGGAGTTATTCAGGGGGTCTCCATCAATGTGGTCTATATCAAGTTGCGGCCACTCGCAAGTCATGTATAGCCATGCAAGCCGATGTGCCAAATAAGCTCTCTTTCGTATCATTATGCTTACGTAACGGCGAGTACCGCCGATAGTGCCAGCTCTGCTACCAGAGACTATTGAGCCTCTCGATACTTTCCAGATGAACTGTCCCGTTTCTGGATGGTAATCAAGTACGGCCTTCAACTCTTGCCAGGTGACAGCTCCATCTCTTTCGCTGGTGTAGATCATGCTTCCCCCTTAATCAGCCCATATTCACGAAGGATTTCCCATTGCTGGGCGATGTATTCGGCTAGCGTCATGCAGGTTTCGCCTCCTTTCGGAAGGCGGTGGCGACGATCAGGAATTGCACCATGAAGGCAGATGCGCCGAGCATGGGATGCCCACTGAAGATCAGCGCGTAAACGTAAAAAATTGAGGGAAGGAGTTGAATCCAGAAGGTCCGGCGGATTCGCTGGCTGATTTCGTCCTTGACCATGCCGCAGAGCACGCCTATCCAGGCCAGCACGTTCATGATGACGCAGACGTAGAAGGCGAACTGCGATAGCTGGCCGATGCCGGACAGCAGGGAAAGGCTCAGCGTCATGCTGATGATGATCGAGATGGTGGTTTTCATCAGGCAGTCCTCTTTTTCAGTTCGCGCAGCTTGGCGCGGTACTCGGCGGTGATCGCCTTCAGTTCGTCGTTGGTGTACTTGCGGGGACGGTGATCGGTTTCCAGAGCCTCTACAGCTTCCAGGCCGATGCGTTCGATCAAGCCCTCACGGAAGCCCTGGGAAACGGTAAGCCCCTTCCTGGCGTACTTGCTGGAGCCGGCGTTACAGGCCTTGCATTGAAGCCATATGTTGGATGGCTCCAGGCGGTGCTCGGGCCTTGCCCCCTTGCCGAGAAAATGCCCTGCGTCGAATGCACCTCCAGTCTTCCAGCCTTGTTCGGCCAGTACCTCGGCCTGAGACTTGCCGCAGCTTATGCAGCCGCTGCCGATGGAAAGTTCGTAGGTTCGCCGGTAGTCCCGAACGGCCTTCTCTGCATCTTTGATGTGGTCGCTGTGCGTCTTCAGCCTCTCCTTCCGAACCTTGATCTCCCTCCGCTCGCGGTCAGCGATGGCCTTCCGTGCCGGCTTGGCGTGCTTGTCCTTGATGGCCAGGGCGCAGGCAGGAGAGCACACACGCTGGCCCAGGCGCTGCGGGATGAACTTGGCGCCGCATTCGGTGTTCTGGCACTTGCGGGGCTTGGGCTGGCCGGTGGCGATCGTCATTCCGAGCCCTCCTCTGCTTCCTCGCGCAGTGCGTCAATGGCGTACTGCGGGACGACGTAGCCCAGCCCTTTCAGATACTCCAGTCGGTCCGCACAGGCCTCTTGATCGGCGTCATCGAAGCTGTCGCCGTCGTGTGGAAGACCGATCCGCACACGATCAGCCGCATCAACGATTGCCATTACCTGGTTGTGGCGCGCCAAGAACTGGTCAACGTACTCCGGCTCGAAAGGAACCAGAGCAGGCAGTTCATCCTTGAAAACCACCCTATTGGCGGCAACGTGAGTGACAAATCCACCAGCTACGCTTTCGTAGACGTAAACATCGCACTGGAAATCATCGCTGCTCCAACGGCAGTAGCTCATGCCACTTCCTCCTTCGCCTTCTTCTGCTCGGGCTGGAAGTCGCCGCGTAGGGGCATGAGATACCGTTCAGGTATGTAGAGCCGGTCTCCTTCATGGAGCACCCACCAAGCTGCCCGATTCACCAGAAAGGTCTGGCCGTCTTCGACAAATAGATCACCCGGGGAAAGTCGAGATATCAACTCGACTACCACTCCAGCGCTGATGCAGTTTGGGATTTCTTGCAGATTTAGAGCGAGGTCGCCCGCCTTGAACTTGCTCATGCGAAAGTCCCCATCTGATCAGCCGCCGCCATGGCGTCAGCCTCAGTTTCGAAGTGAGAGGAAAGGACCAGCCTCCAGCAGGCGGCAAACACGTCGCGATAGAGCGGCTCGAAAGCCGTGTCGTCCATGCTCGCCCAACTGATCGACTTGGCTTCCTTGCGAACACCGTCAGGCGTATGGATCAGGTGGAAGTGACCGGCCTCAATGGTGATCCACTCGCGGAACGCCTCGCGGCTCTTCTCGACTGCCGGGAAGCGGCCCGCTCGATCAGCCTCAAGCTTGGCGATGTACGCGGCGACGGCGTTCTGCAATTGGCCAGGACGCCCATTCAGATCCTCGAAGTATTTGGCCAGCCCGCGGATGCCACGCATCTCCTGGCGCGGCACAAGACCACCTTTCGGCTCCCAGTACTCCCATGCGAGATCCAACATGGCGAAGAACTTGCCGTGGAACTTGGCATTGCGCATCCGGGTGAATTTCCCGTGGACGACCTGGCCGGCCTTCCACTTCTGAACGGTTTCGCGATCTGCCTCGGTCGCCGGGACCAGGCCCTGGGCTGTGCGGATGAGAGCGAGTTCAGCCACGGCGCTTTCCCTTCTTCTGCTTGCACTCCCGGCGCTGCTTGCTGATAGGCTTCTGCATTGCATCTTCAATCGACCAACCACGATTTAGCCGGCTGCGCAGAGTGCATTCGGGAATACCAAGCTGGCCTGCCCACTGAGAAACTGTTTGCCGCCTACCTAGATACTCAACGAAGGTGTTTCTTCTAGTGTTATTCATCTGTTCTAAGGCAGTTGCCCAGCGGCAGTTTTCCTTGAAGTAACCTGCGTCGTTGTCAATTCGATCAAGGGAGGTGGCGTCTGGCCTTTCGCCCATATCAGCCAGGAAGTTGGAGAACGTCATCCACCTTTCACAAACAGTGATTCCTCTGCCTTGGTAGTCGACATATCGCTTGTTAGAGGGATTCGTACAGCGATCAATCATGTTGCTCCATGAGCTGTACGTTGGAGTTCCGGTCATCCCGTGAGAAAACCGAGAGCAACCGCAACTGGTCGTAGTTCGGTTTCTCATCAGATTTCCTCGGCGCATAATGACTCGGTTACCGCAGTCGCAACGGCAAACCCAATGGGAAGCCTTGCCGGCGCAGTGGGAGAATGCTTCAACAACCACCTTGCCCACCCGAAGCCCGATGATGCTTTCAGCGTCCATTGATTGCCTCCAAGTATTCCTGGCAAGAAAGGCACTTCCGAACCCCAGGAACGAGTGCCCGCCGCGCCACAGGAATCTCCTCGCCGCAGTCTTCACACTCACACAGGCTCTCGCCGACGTACTTGACTCGGGAGTACAGGCGTTCAGCGAGTTCACGCTCGGCGTAGTCATTGGCGATGTCTACGATATCCATGTCACTCACCCTCCCCTTGCAGGCTCTTCAGCAGTGCCTTGAGCTGGCGATAGCTTTCCATCGACTTGGCGTTCGATTCGCGTTCCTGCTCGACTGCCAACGCGACGTCCTCGATGCGATCAGACAGGCGCTTCATGTGCTCGGCCATGCCGGCGAGCTCGTTTGCCAGTTCGCCCAACATCTCCAGCGGGGAGGCGGAGCGCTTCGGCTCGGACTGGGTTTCGATCTTCTTCGCGGGCTCGCCCATCTTCGGCTCCTGAGGCTTGGTCTTTTTCTCGACTTGGATTCGTTGGTAGTGGTCAGTACCAGTGCGGCGGATCAGTCCGGAATCGACCAGATCGCGCAGACAGCCCTGGACAATCCGAACGTCCGGCGTGCTTCCGGTCATGTTGCGGAGCGCGGTGAGCACCTGGAACGAACGCCAGGGCTCAGAGATCGGTACGCACTCGTAGACCTTCTTCGCGATGCCGGTCTGCCCCTGCATGAGGGACTCCTGTTTTGCGGGCGTCACTGCTCGATCCTCCCTTCAGGCCAAATGCTCTTCACGACCGCGAGCGGGTCGCAGTCGTCCGTTACGATCAAGGTGAAGCGCTTGCTTCCTACGATTACGGTCCAGGAGCGTTTCATTGGCCCGCTCCTTTGCTGCCATAGCGGTCAGACAGCCGAGTTACTTTCTGCGGCCTATCGGCCTCAGCAGGCCGCCATTCAGCGGATAGGTTTTCAAAGCGGTTGTACTGACCCAAGAACGCAGCACGTACCGTCCCCGTTTCAACGTCGCGCCCCTTTGCGACGATGATCTCGGCCACCCCTTTGAACTCGGTATGCTCGTTGTAGACCTCGTCCCGGTAGACGAAGAGGATGATGTCTGCGTCCTGCTCAATGGCGCCGGATTCGCGGAGGTCGGACTGGATCGGGCGCTTGTTAGGGCGCTCCTCACACTTTCGGGAAAGCTGGCTTAGGAGAATCACAGGAACGCCAAGTTCGTTTGCCAGGAGCTTGAAGCCGCGGCTGATTGAGCTGATGACGTTGACGCGGTTCTCCCCCTCCCCGTCCATGAGTTGCAGGTAGTCGACCATCAGCATGTCGAGTCCATAGCGCATCTTGTGACGGCGCGCCATGGCGCGAACTCGGCCGATCGTATTCAGGGCTGGCTTGTCCGCGAGGTACAGGCTGGACATGCTGATAGTCCGCGATGCGGCACCCAGCTCGGCACCGTACTCCTCGCATGCGGTACCGTTTCGGATCATGTTCAGCGGAATCTTTCCGACTGAAGCAACGGCGCGGTCAATTAGCTGCCCATTGCTCATCTCAAGGCTAAGCGCCAGCACTGACTTCCGCTCCTTGAGCGCCGCATGGATCGAGCAGGACATTGCGAAGGTTGTCTTGCCCATCGCTGGTCGGCCAGCGACGACAATCAGTTGGCCCGGCAGGAACCCGCCGATCTTGGCGTCGAGATCAGTCAGCCCAGAAGAAATACCCATCAGGGTTTGTCCGCTCCGATAGCGGTCGTGGCGCTGCTGCCAGACCTCAACCTGGGTTGCCAGGACATCTGAAGCCTTCTGAACGTCAACGCTAGTTTCGCCAGCATCCACTGCCATGATTGCGGCATGAGCAGCAGAGACCTTTTCAGCGGTCTCCTGGCTCGAACTGGCAATCTCGGAAATGTCCTGGGCAGCGATATGCAGTGCCCGATCAACAGCGCGCTCACGGACGATACGGGCGTAGGTAGATGCGTTGGCTACGCTGGGGGTGCCCTTCACGATCTCTGCGCAGTAGGCCAGCGGAGGCGTATCGCTCGGAAGCTGGCCAAGCTGCTCAGCCACGGTCAGGAAATCAACCGCCTTGCTGGCAGACCGAACCGCCATGATCGCCCGGAACACTTCGGCATTGTCGGCGTAGTAGAACGACTCTGCGGTAAGTTCGTCAGCAAGCACGTCGATCAGCTCAGGGCGCTGCATCATCGCGCCGAGAACACCGTGCTCGGCTTCGAGGCTGTAGGGATCACGCATGATGGCGACCCTCAGTAATCTCGCGGAAGACGTCTCGGCTCATCAACGCTTCGAAGTACGGCTGCCGGCGACGACCAGCGTGATAGACCTCCTTGATGGCGGATGCCTGGATGAAGTATTCGCTCCAGAAGTCCATGTCTTGGTGGACTTCGTGCTCGTTCCAGCGCTCTGCGACGAGGGCCTTAACCTTGGTATCAATGACGGTTACCGGAGCAAGGCCAGAGCAGGTCTTGTGGTAGAGATCTACGATCTCCTGCACAGGCACGTTGTTGCCAAGAGCGACAGAGGATGCGCTGCGAGCCCGCTCGTTCTTCGCCCACTTGACCAGACGATTGGTCCAGCCAGCGTTCGTGTCGTGGTTCTCAGGATGCGCGGAATGGTGGCAGGTGAACGCAGCGATCAGTTCATCGGTGATCAGAGCCAGGCTGACGCCCTGACTGAAGGCGTAGGCTTTCAGAGCCTTGCTGTCAGGCTTCCACCCGAGAGTCATCGGCCGATATTGGCTACCCTCGAAGATGTCCGCGACCTGCGCGCCCTGTACAGAGCTTGAAGTAGTCTCTGTAGTAATCTCTGTAATAGCTTGCTGGTTTTCCGCATCACAGCCTGCTGGTTCGCAGCAATCCAGTTTGCTGGTTTTCCGCATACTGGATTGCTGGTTTTCCGCAACCAAGGATGCGGAAAGAACATCCATGCATACGCGGAAGAAGAGCTTGCAAGGAACCCCCTGCTTTCGCTCTTCAAGAACCCCCAGCTTGATCAGTTTCTTGCGTGCTCCCTCCTGCTCGTAGCGAGTCAGACCGGTTTCCTCCTCCCACTCAACCTGGGACTTGTAGAACCAGCCATCCGCGTCATTGGTACGGCTCGACCAGTAGACTGCCTGCGAGAGCATCAGGGCGCCGGTAACTCCGGCTCCAAGGGCTACAAAAGCGCGGTGGTAGGCAACCGGCCGTTCAAGCAGAGCTTGGAGCGGCATAGTGTTTTGGCCCCGAAGAATTGCGACCCTGCTCATGCTGCGATCTCCGGCTCAACATAGATGATGAATTCCGCCTGATTGGTCAGGAGAACGAGATCGGATATGCCAATGAACAGTTCGTGGACAATTTTGAGATCAGGAATTCGGAAGAACTCTCGACCATCATTCACGCGGTACTCATAGAGATGTCCATGAACTAGTCGCTCTATGTCGCGTGGGCGCTCGACCTCCGCATACAGAAGAATCTCGAACGGTGTTGGGGAGGACGTGCTGTTTGATAGCTCGTTTCTGCGGTAGGACGGCGGACGCTCTGTCATGCCAATCTTGTAAAGACCTGGCATCGAATCATTCGCCATGCAGTAGATAAACCCGTAGTTCATGGGTTATGCTTCCTGTGTGTTGTGTTTTCCCACGCGTGTTTCGGCTGCCACCGATCCACGCACCGACAAAGCCCTGTAGTAGTCGCTCAGGGCTTTGTTGTATCTGCGCCTCTACTCACTCGAACCCATTCCCGCCAGCTCTTCAGCAGCGTTAGCCATTGCGGCGTAGTCAGAGTTCGTGAGACGAGGGCGCATAGTCACTTCGCCCTGTGCAGTTCGAGCACGGCCCGAACCTCTTCATGCCTGGCGGCCATGTGCTTGGCATGCAAGGCCAAAATCTCTTTCGCTTCGTCAGCGCTGATCTCCCCGTCCTCCAGGGCCAGAGCGATCATCTGATCAACCCGGCCACGCTTAACCGCTGTACGCAGCGAACGGTGGTGCAGGTCTACGTTGTCCAGATCGCCCGCTTCCGGCGTCCGCACAAACACTCCCCCGTACATCGCGCAGATGTAGTCCGGCAGATAGGAAGTCCCCATCTCCTGCTCCAGGACGTACAGGTCGCCGTCGCTCAGGGGCTTCACGCCCGCCGTTTCGTACATCTGGTTCTCCAGGCGCTTCAGCGGAATCCCCAGCCGCGCGGCAGCGCAATCGCGACCGCCCGGATAGGCATTGGCTACCGTGGTCATTACCTTTCTGCGGGTCTCTAGTACGGGCGTTTTCATGCTCTAGTTCTTCCCATGAGGTCGGTGCTATACGCTGTCAGCCGTGAATTGAGGGGACGGCGAAAGCCAGCGCTTCGAATGTGGAGTCCGGCGCAACCGTGGTAGCTTTTTGCTTCCACACGAAAAGGCCGCGGAGGCCGGACATGACTGACGAAATCGACAAGATCGTTGCGACGATCAACGCGCAGAAAGGCGAACTGATGGGCATCAACGCCTTCCTTATGGCAATGGCACGCTCGCTAACACCTGCGGAACTCGGGAGGGTTCTCGACGGGTTCGATAACGAAATTGCGCACATGCGATCGTTCTTGGCGTACTCGCAACTGCCGGACGAAGTCATTGGGGGTCTCGAGGGTTATGTGAAGACTTGGAACGCGATTCGAACGAGGCCAAACCAGTCTTGAGAGACTGCGCCCAGAAAGCGTCTCGGCTCTCCTCGTCATCCTTCAGCGCATTCTCGGCAGTCACTTTCTCTGGCCCGGCCAGAACCATTTCGCGGGCCAGCTCAAGGAAGCGCAGCGCATCCTCTTGGCTCATGCCTGAGTCGAACTGGATGTAGGCCGTTGGCCACTTGTCGATCAGCCGGATTTCACTGGAGCTCTTCCTCGACGACGTGGCGCCCAGGAAGTAGGCCATCGCCAACGAGGAACCAAAGATCAGGATTTGCATGAATTCGGTCATGGCTGGCCTCCCGGCCGGTAGATTGGTCGGGGTCAGGCAACGGCCTTGGAGGAATGAGACGGGAAAGCCTTAACCTCCTCAGCGGAATAGGTTCCGTCTGCGTTTTCGGTGACATAGATGTCACGCCCAACGCGCAAGGCCTTGTTCAATGCGCCCTGGGTCAACCCCAGCAGCGCAGCGGCCTTGGTCTGTCCCTTCTGGGCAGAAAATTCTTTGAGAGGAATGCGGTGCATAACCCAGGTCTCCATGGTTTATCCATGGATAAAGTATTGCCGGCGGTTATTTTAAAGTCAATGCCGGCGGCGATGGATACCTATCGCCTGCGGGAATACCCTTCGCACATGAGCGACAAGAAACGTGAAATCTCCCACTGGGAGAAAGAGGAATGCGCAAAGCTGAAAGCTGCGCTGGAAGAATTCAACGCCGGGAAATCTCGGAAGGACAGCCTTACCCAGGGGAAAATCGCCGAAGCTCTCGACATGAGTCAGGGGTCCGTGAGTTCCTATCTCAACGGGTACAACGCGCTCAATGCGAGGTTTGCTTCGTACGTTGCCTCGCAAATTGGGATTCGTATCGAGTCATTCAGTGAACGGCTGGCGGCGGAAGTTGGGGAGATGGCCAAGGCTGTACATGCAGAACCCGCAAAGGGGAATGTCATCCCTGCCGACTTTTCAAGGCAGAGGACAAAGAGCGGGTTCATTGTCGTCCCCCAATACGATATCGCTGCCTCCATGGGGAAAGGCCTGGCGCGCCCAGAATTTGATGTCGTTATCGACTCGATTGTCGCGAGCATCGATTACTTATCTCGCAACGTCAGGTACTCAGCGCCAGACAACCTCGCGCTAATCACGGGATATGGCGACAGCATGCAGCCTACGTTTTCGGACGGAGACATCCTTCTAGTCGATACCGGCATCACTGAGATAAAGATAGATGCCGTCTACGTTATGGCCCTGAAGGATGAGCTTTACATAAAGCGGATGCAGCGAAGGGCAGATGGCACCTTTCTGATGATCTCAGACAACAACGCATACCCACCAATCGAGGTATCCAGCGCCGAATTAAAAAGATTCCAGGTGCTCGCTAGGGTCCTGCTGGCCTGGAATGCGAAGAGACTGTGATGAACACCTGATGTTCAAGGAGAGAAACGATGGTCGACTGGCACGCTGAATTTGGGGATAGCCGAATTTTCCACGAGAAGCGCATAGACCGAAGGTCTGTCGATGAGCTTGCAGGACTGGCGGCTGGGATCACTGCTGATGGGCATATCAATCAGCAGGAGGCCGAGTTCCTACAGGATTGGATTGCTACGAACCTGGTCCATCTTGACGATCCAGTGACCAACCTCCTCTACAGGAGGCTCTCAGACATGCTTTCCGATGGCGTGTTAGACGCTGACGAGTCCGCCGAACTGCTTGAGATTCTTAGAGGGTTTGGTGGCCTCTCTGCTTCCAAGCCGAAACCAAGCGACAATGCCTTTACTCCATCGAATGCTCTTCCGCTCAACAATCCAGCGCCCAAGCTTGAATGGTCGGGCCATCTCTACGTTTTCACTGGCGTCATGGTCTACGGCCCCAGAAAGCATTGCGAAGAGATCGTCGTCAACCGCGGCGGGGGAATAGCCTCAGGCATCAGCAAAAAGGTGCATTACCTGGTTGTCGGCGAGATAGGCAACGAGCAGTGGCTTCACAGCACCTACGGAACCAAGATCAAGCGAGCTGTCGAGTTGCGTGAGGAAGGCCATCCCATCGCGATCATCAGCGAGAAGCACTGGCAAGCCTCGATGTTCAACCTGGTCTAGGTGAGGCGAGGCGTCATCGCATATGGGCCGCAGGCTCACGAGCACCGCATCATAGGCAAGGTCATCTGGAGGGGTGGGGATCTGTAGCCGTGGGCAGATTGTGGGGCGATAAGCACCCGCTCGGCTCGGCATCGATCATCAGGACGACAGAGAGAATGGCGAAGCAGAAGACCATCCCCTACGAAGAGGCCAGGCAGGCCATTGCCGCACTGAAGGTGTGGCCAGCAAATGTCCAATTCGTCTGGAAGAAGCCGGCGACCAAGAAGCTCCCGGCACCGTACAGTTTTCGCACATCGCTGGCGTTGGATATCGAACAGAGCACGTTCGCCGAGGATTGGTTCGTCGAACTGTACTATAAGAAGAGCCCGGTACCCGGCGTGCGAGACACGCTGTCAATCACGCTGATAGTGAACAAGTCGCGCGTCGTGGCTATCGACGACAATGGACCCAGTTCGCATATGAACAAGGTTGGAGTCGGCCTTCCATTCTACCAACAAGTAGTCGACCACCCACATTTGCATATGCCAATCGCCGAAGCGTCCTATGGTTATGCGGAACCCCTGGATAGTACTACTGTCCAGGCACTGTGGGAGCTATTCTTAGCGAAGGCAAACATCATTGGCGCCCCACGCTTCGAACTGCCGGAATTCGGCCAAATGGGATTTGACGTATGAACTGCACTCTGATCGGCGCCCAGCTCGGGTTCAAGTGTAAGCCGGTGGCTGAGGGGCTGTTTTACCTCGAATCCCCGCTGACGCTGCCCTTTGACGGCAACCTGATCGGCGCCTACATCCAGGACCTGGGTAATGGGCAGGTGCGCATCAGCGACAACGCAGACACACTGTTTGTGGCCATGACGCATGGTGTCAAGCCGACGGCCGAGCGAGGTCGAAAGATGGCTGAACTAGTCGCAGCCAGCGGCCTGGAGCTATCCGACCAAGGCGAAATCTTCAAGGCATGCCCGGAGAGTCAACTGGGCTTCTACCTCGCCCGGTTCATTGAGGCCGCTGAGCATGTCGGTTTCGCCTGCAATAAGATGCGCCCATCGCCCATCTCGCGGTTTGACCAGGTGGTTGGCTCCGCCCTGAAGGCGGCCTACCCGAAAGCACTCAGGACTGACTACAAGATTGTCGGCGCAAGCGGGCACCAGTTGACACTCCCCTTCGCCATCGAGACCGAGAGCGGGCAGACGACGCTAATCCAGACTGTCTCCACCAAGGATGGCAAGGTTGATTGGAGCCTGGTCTACCGCGCTGTCGGCAAGATGCTGGACATCAAGAATGCCCACGAGGATACCCTACGGCGCGTAATCCTGGAGCCCGGCGATGAGGAGGACAACCGAAGGGCCGCTACCGCTCTGGCCGAAGCAGCCTCAGTGATCATTTATACCGGGCCCAAGCATCTGACAGCCGCGCTCGCCGCATAACGACAACCACCCCCGCACCGCGGGGCTTTTCGTTTCTGCCTGCCCTTCCCTCCCGGCTCCGCACTGAGCTGACGACCGCCCCACCCCGGCGCTGAACTCGATACAGCGCCGCCTTTCCCCGACTGATGCACAAACCCAAGGCCGCCTAGCGCGGGCTTTTTCATGGGCGCGAGAAAATATATCTCCGCCGGTATTGACTTATGTATATCCGGCGGCGATAGTTAATCCATAGCCGCAGCCAATACGCGGCCCAGGCCACCGAGCCGACCGCTCTTTCGACAATTTGGAAACCCTCTGCTGCGCCAACGTCGCGAGACGCTGGGAGAGGCAAAAGACGCAGCCCGAGCTGGGCCGGACAGTCCAGCCGTGCAAGCCCATGCGTTGCACGCGACGTCGCTTAAGTCACCTGCCAATAGACCAAAGAAGCAAACGCAGGAGTGGGAACGAACCCCGACAAGGAGAAGCGACCGAGATGACACCAATAGGAGGAAACAGCCAATGCAGTACTAAGCCCAGCCGATGTTCGGGTCGGCAATCCGCGCGTACGTGCCCTACTCAACGGGCCGCCGGGCTGCACTCAAGCGCGGAGTAACACTGATACCCCATGACCAGCGCTGTATGCCGATTGAAGGCGTTGCGAGGGAAGCCCAAGGCCAAACACATCGAGCCCTAGCTGCTATCGGAAGTGGTGAGGGCAACAACACCCGCGGGTTGTAGAAGCCCAGTTAGGCGAACGCGGGAGAAACACCGATTTCACTGGCTGGCCCTCCAACGAGGGCCAGACGGGAAGTCAACACGCCCTGGAGGGCAAGGCGATGAATGAAAAGGCCTTACTGGCTTTACGTCAGTCTCTTCGAATCATCCGCAGGGAGAACGACGTACACCGAGCGCGCATCGAGTACTACGAAACGGTCGGGATGTTGCGCGGATTGCACTACGGCGGAGCGATCGATTCCTGGCAGCTGGTAGCTCTAACCGAGCTAGCAGGAAGCGCATACATCAACGCCGGTAAACCCTGGTAGGAGACTGAAATGGCTCAATTCAACATCGATTCCCACCTGAGCGACGGCAAGAGCCTGCAATGGCTTGCCCTGCCGGACGCCGGTGAACAGCCTCTGGACGTTGAGGTGAAGGTTCGCCAGGCGGCAATGAAGAAGTTCGGACAGTCCGTCTTCTTCAATTGCTGGGAGCACGTAGTTGCAAGCAACGGCTACATCACCGTGCGGATGCATGCGTGATGCAAGGAGTCGACCCGATGACAATCATTCACGAATGCGACCGGTGCAACGCGCCCGGTCGCGTGATCGAGACGTCCGACGGATTCCGCTGCGAGGGTTGCTACGAGGATGCGCAGGAGCAGGTGCGCAGCGAGGCGAGCTGCCCCGAGTGTGGGCGCCTGGGGGTGACAGCTACAGGAATTTGTTACGCCTGCGAGAACACTTGAGAACACTGCCACGGTTCGCCGGGGCATCACCGAACACCAGCCCGGATCAGGGCAAACCAAAAACGGAGAATCGCAATGGCGAGCAAGAAGAAGGCTTCGCAGGAGACCGCTTTGGTCTTGAGAACATGCAGCGCTGATCTCACCAGCCACGGCGGGTTTCGGTGGCCCGACAAGATCGGAGCGGTAGTCGAAGCCCCGGACTGGAAGAAGGACAACAAGTGCGGTCACGGCCTGCATGGCTGGCTGTTCGGTCAGGGCGACCATGATTGCAGTAGCACTGTCGGCGACACCGATGCGAAGTGGCTGGTGGTTGAGGTGGGTCTCTCCGACCTGATCGCCCTCGGCGGCAAGGTGAAGTTTCCTCGCTGCACAGTCCGTCACATCGGGGACAAGGCAAGCGCAACACAGTTCCTGATCGCAAACGAACCGCGCGCGGCTGGCGTAGCAGTGATCGGCGCCACCCTACAGGCAGGCGATAAGGAACTCTGTCAGGTAGGCGCATATGGCACCGCCACCGCCGGGTACAAGGGCACCGCCACCGCCGGGAAC